ACGTGCCCCCGCAGTAGGTGCACAGGATGTCGGCGCTGCTATTGCTCGTGCCACCCGTGACGCCCGAGAGCCCGGAGATCAATGTGTCGAGATCGACAACCTCGACGTAGCTACTCGACTGAAACGAGTAGTAGCGTAACGTGCGCCCATTCGATCCGCCCGTGCCGTAGAGCTTGTTCGGATCGACAAAGCTGAAACTCGGCTCGCCGAGATCCGTCGGGAGCAGCACGAGCCCCCCGCTCCCATTGTTGAGATCGCCCATCCGAGCGACGGTCATGGCACTGGCATTGAAACTGTACGGGACAACTTCGCCGCCCCCCACCCCGATGACGTAGAAGATCGTCTGATTGGTGTTGAAGGTGGCGTTCTCGGCGGACGAGGGCCCCGTCCACGACCGATTGACGCGATCCGGGCGCGTGTTCGCGTCGGTGATTCGCAGCATGAGGCTGCCGAACGTCGGGTCGATGAACGCACTGCCGGCGCTGCCAATGTTCGGGAGCGTCGGCTCCGAATAGATCGTCTGCGACGTATCGGTGGTATAGGAATCGGGCGGACTGATGCCAGTGCCACCGGGCGGCGGGGGCACGTAGCCCCCGCCGTGCTTGTGATTCGAACGACGCGGCATCTACGTACTTCTTATGGCTCCCACCAGTTAACCGATCCGTCCACCTTGCCGGCCGCGCTCGAGATGACGAGGAACCCGATGCTGTCGTTCGTGTCCACGCCGGCCATCGTGATGCCCTCACCCTGCGGCACGCCCCAGCGCATCCCACCGCGCTGGTTGAAGCCCCACATCAGCGGGGAGTCGGCGAGATACGCGGTGGGCTCGGCGGACGCCGAGATGTGCACATTGAAGGTCGACGCGGCGGCCTTGTCGATGAACTTCTGCGGCGTCACCGTGGTCGCCGTCCCGGTCGAGCCGGTGTCGCAGCGAAGGATCAGCGCGCGATGCTGCGTATCGGCGGCGGCGGTGATGCCCGAGCCGGTCATGATGAGGTCGATCACCTCGCCACGCTCCGTGGTCGCATCCGCGTAGAGATGAACGGCGGTCTTGTTGGACGTGGAGGTGGTGAAGTCGGCGAAGTAGACTCCGTACTTGGAAATGGGCGTATCCTCCCTCAGAGTAACCGGACGGTGGGGACGCCGTCGTCATAGACATAGTTGCCCGAGACGGCGACCTTCGCGCCCAGCCGACCGTCGTCTTTCCACGACGGCCAGAGCGAGACGCTGGTGATGTGGCCGATGTTGTGCTCCGTGTCGACGTACACCGGAAATCCGAGAGCTCGCGCTTTCTCGCAAAAGTACAAGTCCTCGGTCAGCTTCGACGGATCGATCTTCCCGCCTTCCCACCACGGCTCCGGCATCTTGAGGAGGACGTCGCGATGGATGAGCATGCCGGCGTTCCCGCAGGCGTCAACTTCGATGAGTCCCTGGCGCCCCCCTTCCAGTTGACGAAACTCGTAGAGCCCGTTCGCCGTGCGAGTAAACACGGTCGCCTGATACGGCGGGGCACGCATCACACACATCGGCGCCACGATCGGGACAGCGTGCGCGAGCAACTGCATCAAGAGCGGCTTGGGGATGATGTGATCGTCGCCCAGGATCCACAGGTAGTCGCTGCCGGTCTCCAGCGCCATCTCCGTCACAGCGTTGAGATTGCCGGTGATCGAGCACGAGCTCGCCCACGTAATGCGCGTATCGGGCGGGGCTTGCGCCGTGAGGAGTGTCTGCGTGAACTGCGAATAGCGCAGCAGTTCCCCGCTAATCACTCCGATGGTGACGCTCATCGGCGATCCTGCCCGGGCTTCATCGCCCAGTGCACCGCCGCGATCGGCGCGCGCGAGAGCAGCGGGACGTTGTCGAAGCTGCCCCACGCGATGACGTGCCCGCATCGAAGACAGCGCTTGCGGTAGACGTACTGCGTGCCACGGTGATGCGCCTCGGTATCGGTGTCGACAATCTCGTGACACGTGCTGCAGTAATCATCGCCCGTGAAGTCGAACGGGTTGCGATCGACGCGTGCCGTCGTCATCCACCACGGGCGCCCGACGGCGCGCCGCAGGTTCGTATACGACGACGCGACGACGATCATCGCGCGGGATTCCCGACGACGACGGCGGAGGGCGGGACGTCTTTCGTCACGACGGCACCGGCGCCGATCAGCGCCCCACGCCCGATGCGCACCCCGGGCAGGATGACCGCTCCAGCGCCAATCGCCACGTCGTCTTCAACAATCGGGGGTTCCGCCTTGTAGCGAGGGTTATTCACCTCTGGGTAGCGATCGTCTGTAAACGTCGCGTTCGGCCCGATGAACACGCGATCCCCGATGCGCGCACGGTTCGGGAGGAACGCCCCGTGCTGTATCCGCACCGACTCGCCCAGTCGCGCGTCCGACCCGACATAGGCGCACGACCCGATCGCGCAATTCCGCCCAGTCGTCGTCCCCGCTCCGATCGTCGCGTACGTCCAGACGACTGACCCTTCGCCTAGTGTAGCGGTCGGATGCACAGCGCAGGGCTGATGAATCTTAGGCGAAGCGAGCGCGGAGACGGGCAAGCTCAGACTCAATGGCGGTGCGCTCGGCGGCGGCTTGCGACAGGAAGGCGGCATGCGTCGCGCGAGCGTCGTCGAGTTGCTTGCGCAGCGTCCCGACCTGCATCCCAAGTTGATCGGCGTCGGCCTTCATCGTCGCAATCGTCTGCCCCAGTTCGTCCCGACGCTGTTCACGCTGCGTCACATGCGTCGAGAGTTCGTTGAGACGCCCGGTCTTCTCGGCGAACGCCACGTCCAGCTTGATGCGTGCGTCATTTGCCACTGCTAGCGCTTGTTGCGCGCTCTCGAGCTCGCGTTCGCGCTGAAGCTTGGTGTCGCGCAACTCGTCGAGCACTTTCGCGAGCGACGCTTGTTCGGCCTGCGCCTTCGTGACGCCCTTATCGGCGCGCTCCGCGCTGAGCAACGCATCGCGCAAGGCGACGAGCGAGGCTTGCTCAGCTAGGGCGCGTTCGACGATCATGCGAGCGGCGGCGTAATCGTTGCCCATGCTTACCTCAGTGGGAAGCGCGCGAGCACGACGGCACCCGCCGCGTCGGCACGCAGGACGTTGACCAGCGAAAGAGTCGTCAACTGCTCCGCCTGTAGATGCGCGACCGGAGCAAAGTGCACTCCGTCCAGCGATCCGAAGATCGTCACCGGGTCGTCGCCTGCCTGCACAGCGAGCGCGTTGGCGAACGCGAGCCCCCCGACGTCCCCGTCGAGTGGGAGGACGACAACGAACGCCGATTCGACGGCGCTCGGGAAGGGCGAAACGACAGTCATGCGGTCTCCTTTGTGAAGAGCGTCGTCCATGTGAGCATCGCTTGCGCGAGGACGGGCCAGTACGGGTGCCCACGAATGCGCCCGATCGACTCCGCGAGTTCGACGTAGCACTCGATGGGCGTGCGCGCGGTGAGCGGGGCGTCGCGTACCACGTGCCAGAGCCACTCATTCGCCGCCTTGGCGACGCGCTCGCGTTCGAGATTCGCGTGGGGATCGCTCGCGCGATCGTGCCGCACCAGCGGGTCGCCGAAACGGACGGCGTAGCCCAGATGGTCGCAGATGCGCTTCGCGAACAGGCCGGCGAAGATATCGCCGTAGCGGTGCATCCCGTGCCACGGTTCGCCGGTCGTCAGGTGCGATCCCATGAGCGTGAAGTACATCAACGGCGTCAGGTCGCGGCGCCAGGCGAGGTTCATCCCGCTCATCGGGAAGAAGTGCCCACGTGGCACGACGCCGCCGACGCTCGGCTGGTAACTCGCCCAGTCGACATTGAGCTGCGTCTCAGCGTCGAGATCAGGCACATGCGACCAAAGGCCCATGCTGATGCCAACCGGCTGTTCGGCTGAGCGCGGGAGCCCACGTGGGCGCACGCCGGGCGTGTCAATCGTGGACGTCCAATCGCGCAACTGCGTCGTCGCGAGCACCAACTGGTGCCCCCCGATCCAATCGGGGTCATCGGGGTAGCAATCGTCGTCCATCGTCGCAATGATGTCCGCCCCGTCCCGCCACGCCTGGTAGTATCCGTAGGCGCGAATACAGTCAGTCTGCCGCGGGATGATCCAGGCGTCCTTGCCGAGATCCTTGGCAATCTGCGCCCACGTGACCGGCTCATCCTTGACGACGTAGAGTCGTGCATCGTGCGCAGCGAGATGATCCGCCCAGGCGTCTCGCCACCGGGCCAGAGACTCCGGGCGATTCGATGGGACGACGACGGCGATCATCGCGTCACACGTGGGCGCCGCCCGAGACACGCACACTCGGCGAGGAGGCAGTGCCAGCACCCCTCGCTCTTCGGGTGCATGCTCTTCCCGCAACAAGCGCAGAGCACTACAGTATCCGGGACCATGCTGCCGCGATCGCGTCGCGTTCCTTCTGCGGCGAGAGGACGTCGAGCGTCTGCTCGCGCAGCGCCTGCCCCCACGTCGTCAGATCAGCGGTCGACTTGCGCAAGATTGGGGCGAGCGTGCGCGCGAACCGACACGAATCGCCGGTCGGCACCCACACCCCGCCGCACTCCCGCAACAGCGCATCGCTGGCAAATCCTCCGTACCCGACCGTCACGCACCCCGCCGCCATCGCTTCGAACGGAGGCAGCGTGCCGCCCTCTGGATAACCGAACGCCATGAAGACGAGGGATTCGCCCAGCGTCGTCGCCACGTCGGCCTGCGCCATCCCATCGATCGCCACAACCGTCCACCCCTCCAGCGCGCCCGTCGCCGCCAACCACCCGATCGTCGCTTGCGCTTCGTCGGCGTGCTTGCGCGGCATGAAGGCGACCTGTCGCTTTTTCTCAAGCGGCACGAAGACGCGCCCATCGATCCCATGCGGGGTCACGTAGACCGGATGAGACGGGAACGCCCACTGGAAGTGCTCGCGCTCGTAGTCCGTGAGGACGAGCGTCGCGATGACGTCGGGGTGCCGATACGGCGGGGCGATCTCCGGCGGCACCGCCCACCCTCTCCAGACGTAGTGCACGTTCTGCGCGAAGATCACCTTGCGAATGCCTGGCGCAATCGTCGCCGTCTGCGGGCCCATGATCTCGTTGAGCACGAGCACGTCATCACGCCCGAACGGCTGCTGCGTCGTGTAGACGATCGGCACCGAGTGTTCAAACCACGTGCACTGAAAGCCGGGCTGCATGTGCAGGATGCGCGCGTCGTACCCGAGCTCACGCAGGATGCGCACATGATCGTAGTGTGTCTTCACCCCGCCCGACGGGCGATCGTAGTCGATACCCGGCCAGTAGGCGATCACGCGAGTTCCATCGGATAGCGGCAACCGGGATGATCGCAACGATGATGACACTCCAACTGAAGACCTTCGGCGCTGAACCGACAGTGCCAGATGAGACATTCTGGCCGAGTACATTTGGGTTGACAGATATGATCGTCGTATCGGTAGCAACACATCCCACAGGGCGAACACACCAATGACGTCATGCGACGTCTCGCAACGGGCGTTGCCAGAAGCGCGGGGTGTCGTAGGGGTCGACGTTGTGCTTCCACGAGTAGCGCAGCCGGTTGGCGTAGAACAACCACGACATGCGCCCACCCCACGGGGCTTCGGCGACCGTCGCGTGCTTCGTCGTCTTGAGCACGTTCGCGGCCGGCACGTTGACGAGCTCGACGCCTTTGTCGATCGCGTCATGAAACCACGACGTGTCCTCGTAGAAACACGGGACGAACGTCTCGTCAAACGAGCCAATCTCGCGCGCGAGCTCGCGGCGCAGCATGAAGCACCAGCCCGTCACGCCCACCCCGTAGGCTTTCTCCCCGTTCGTGTACGGCATCGCGATTACGCGTTCGTGACACGCCGACGCCAGCGCCGTATCCCAGCCCGGGGTCACGCGTGTCGTCGTCGTCACGAAGGCGAGGAGTTGCCCGCCCGCGTGTGCCATCCCTTCATTCCACGCCGGGGCAATCCCGCGATTCGTCGGCCACGCGATCAGCGTGACCGAGGCGCGCAGCGCGTCACGCATCGGGTGCGTCGACCCGTTGTCGACCACGATGATCTGCGTCGGGAGCTGCGCGACGTCGATCAGCGTGGCGAGATGATCGTCAGCCTGCTGGGCGACGTGCGCTTTCATGGCGTAGCGCGGGATAACGACGGTAAGCGTCACTTCTGCACCCACCAGAGCCCGCGCGGGCCAGGGCCATACGTCTCGACATCCGCCGTGGAAGGATGGTAGCGGTAGGTATGTGCTGGCAGACCAAGCGCGTCACACGCGACCTTGATCGCCGGCCACCCGGGGTCGAAGTAGTCGTGCGCGACCAGTATCCCGCCCGGCACGAGCGCGTCTCGCCACTTTTTCAAGTCGCTCAGATCGCGATGATCCCCGTCGTAGAAGACGAAGCCGAGCCCCTTGGGCGGAGTGGCGTCGTGCGAGCGCATCCGCCAGTGCACGGTCGTCGGGCACCGCGCCAGGAAGCGCTGGTAGCATTCGTCGCCTGCGCTATCTTGCGTCCCGTCCCACGGGTCGATCACGAGATCAGGCTCGAGATCGATCGTTGTCAACCCCTCGTGTGCCCCGATCTCGACGCAAATCTCGCCGGCTGCTTGTAGAAGCAACGCGTGGAGCATCAGGCGTTCGGCGGGGAACGTGGTGTAGCGCTGGCTACTCATACAACCACCACGCGCTTGACTCGGTAGGGCTGGAGCTTGTGGCGAATCTCCGCCTCGAAGTTCCACGGCGTCACCCAGACGGCTTCAGCCGGCTCCTGCCGCAACCAGTCGAGTGGGCCGATCTTCACCCCGTACGGCGTCGTGTGCCCCTGCTTGCCCGGGGTCTCGTCGACGACGTAGCTCAGCGTCGACGGACCGACACCTGCGACGTGCGCAAAGATCGCGCCTTTCGCGCTCGCCCCGAACGCCGCGATGCGCCCCGACGTCGCCGCGAAGGCGTCCCAGAGCTTCTGCACGCGCTCGGTCTGCTTGACGCGAAAGCGATCGTAGAGATATGACGCGCGCAGATCGATCTCGTCCGGCCAGTCAACCCCGACGCGGTTGCGCATCGCCGTCAGTCGCACGCTCCCCCCATGCAGGTTCGGGAGCGGGGTGAGATCGACCACGCCCAGGTTGTGCGCCCAGAGCACGGCGTTGAGCCCTGCGAGCGACCAGTACGTCATGTGCTCGTGGTAGATCGTGTCGAACGCCCCGTGCTCGAGCAGGGGGCGCACGTACGGGACTTCGAGCACGAACACCCCGTCCGGCGTCAAGAGGCGCGCGACTTCGGCGACGAAGGCGTGCGGGTCCGGGACATGCCCGAGCACGTTTAGCGCCGTGATGACGTCGATGCGCTCCAGCCCCGCCGTCGCGGCAGGAAACGCGCCCGGCAACGTGGCGTTGGCGCTCGCCGGATCGACCCCGATCACGCGCATCCCGCGATCCGCCGCGGCATCGAGCAGCGTCCCATCATTGCACCCGATGTCGAGCAGGCGACCGGCGGGATACGACGCGGACAAGCGCGCGGCGAGCTTGCGACAATGCTGCGTGAACGACGCGCTCACCCCGCTTGCGTACGGGTAGGACGCCGTGAAGAGCGTCTCCGGGGGCAACGTCTCGATCAGTTGCGACGTCCCGCACGTCCGACAGCGCTCGACGGCGAGCGGGTGCGACATGGAGGAGTCGAGTGCATTCGCGAGCGGCACTTTGCCGAGATCCAGCCACGGCAGGGTCGTCGCGTGACAGGCGCGACAGTCGCTCACTTCTTCTTCGCCTTCTTCGCGATCAACTCGACCTTCGTCCCCGCGTTCGTACGCCCCTGCTCACGCCAGTCGAGATAGCCGATGAAGTCGGGGTCGCCCGCTGCGGCGCCCATGGCGCGATGCCACGTCACGACCCCATCGGCGTCAAGCATCGCGAAGAACGCCTCGCCTTCGGGCGGGCGCTGGAAGCACGGGGCGTCGGGCGGGATGACGTAGGCGCGCTGCGTTTCGATGTCCCAGTGCGCGCACAGCAGCCCAGTGTCGGCGTAAATCACGCCCCCGGCTTCGTCGCGCAGGCGCATGTGGAAGAAGCGATCGTGCCCCCAGGTATGCCGGCGATAGTGCCCCTTCTGCTTGCCGTCGACGTCCTTGACGACGTCGTTGAACCACGGGGGCTCGAGCTTCCGCACGTACGACATATTGACGATCTGCGCGCCCGCCCCGGCACTGTGAATCGTGCGCAGCGTCCCGAGCGCCCAATTCCAATCCGCCCCGCTCACGTCGTCCTGGTAGATCAGCGGCTCGCACGGGGTCACTTTCGTCGTGTAGACGGCGCTGATCGCGGCGGCTTCGGGGTGCTTCTGCGCCTGCACCCACAAGCGATACGCGGACATGTCGGGGAAGAGCACGTCGTCGTCGAAGAAGAGGACGTACGGCGTCTTCTCGTCGAGCGCCGTTTGCAGGATCTTGTTGCGCGCCTCCGCGCCCAAGCTCCCGTGCTCCACGATGACCTGCCCCGACCCGGCACAGTGCTCGCAGACTTCGGCGCCAGCGAGCAACTTCGCGCGCGTCGCGTCTCGAGCGTCCGCTGCTGGGACGATCTTCGCGGTGTTCGCGCCTTTCTGAATCAGATAGCCCATCTTGACGTTCAGCGGGGGGATCATTTGCATCATCGAAATCCAGAACTCGACGGGCGACTCGCGTCGCACCGGGAGCCCTACCCCCAACACCGCCGCGTCGGGCGTGTGTTTGATCGTCTGGCGAGCCGGAGCCTGTTTCGTCTGCACTCGTACTCCAATGTGTCGAAGGTGATGCGGGGGCGACTTGTATCGCGCGGCCCCCGCCACGCGCTGACGCCGAGAACCGCCCGGGAGGCGGTCGGCGTCCGACTCGACTACAACGCGGGATCAACCTCGATGAGCACCATCACCGTCCAGTCATCTGTGCCGGGGGCATACGACGCACTCGTCGACACCTTGCACCCCAGCCCGTCGCCCGCGGCAAACTTCCGGGCACCGGCGGAATCGTAGACGCTCTCACGCGTTTTCAGCGTGCTGAGTGATTTGAAGCTCGTCGCGGCATTGACGACACTGAAGATCGTCGCCCCGTTGACCGTCGGCGCGAAGCGAATCGTGCCGGCGGTTACGGTGGCGTTCGCGCGGGCGGCGACGCCGAGCACGTACCCCGGGTAGGGCATCGTGAACTGCGTCACCCCCGCGACATCGCTGATTTTCAGCGCGACGCTGGACTGCGACGTCGCGATGTTCTGCTGCAGGAACGGCAGGGCGAGCATCGCGCCCCCGCCGAACGTACTGGCCGGGAGGTTGTCGTAGCTGAAGCTCATGCGCTACGCCCCGGTGCTTCCGTACACCTGCCGCCAATCGATGCACCCCCGCGACCAGCGCATGCGCCCGACGCTGATGAGCGTCAGGTTGCGCACGTCGAAGTCCGTCGAGGTGGTGAAGTCCTGGCGGTTGTAGAGCCGCAGCCCGTTGCCATCGAGGTCGTCGGGATCACACGACACGTACCACGCGTCGGTGTCGGTGAGCTCGGCCCAATAGATCGAGTCGAGCGAGGAGTTGGAGAGCTCGTTGATCTCGTTCGTGGCGACGAAGGGCTTGTACTGCGACTGCATCGTCTCTTCGATGACCCACCGCATGTTCGGGTGGGCGAGGATGTACTTCGGGGTCAACTTCACGCGCAGCCCGCGGTCGTCGGTGAGCGTCGCGTAGTGGTTGAACATCGTCTGTGCGGCGGCGACGCCGAAGTCGGTCGCGACGTTGTTCGCCTTCGTCGATCCGTCCCAGAGCGTGTGCGTGGCGAAAATCGCCGACCCGTCGGCCGAGGCTTCGCTCGCAGCGGTGAAGCCGTTGTTGAACACGTTGCTGAGGTTGACTTCCTTGGTGAAGCGCGCCGACCGCGCGAAGGCGCGTGCGAACGTGGCGACGAGCTCGTACTGGTCGTCGTCCTGCATCTCCTCGCTGACTTGCCACGCGGCGGCGTACTTGAGATGCGTGAACTTCTTGTCGTACAACTGCGCGACCTGGATGAGCGGGATTTCCTCCGCCTCACCCACCTGCCCGATGGTCGGGAAGCCGCTGAACCCAGTCACGTTCTCGAACTGCCGATCAGACGACTTGACCTTGAAGAGCTTCTGATACGCGGCCTTGGTCTCGTCGAGATCGCGCGACTGAATGTAGATCGTGTCGATCGCGGCGAGGAGGCTGTCGAAGATATCCGGATAGTTGCTGCGGATGTGGACGGCCATGTGTTGGTCTCCTCGCCCTTAGGTGCCGGTCGTCTTCTTGGCGAAGACGTGCTCGTTGCACACCACGCGACAGAGCGAGTTCGCCCCGGTGGCGCCGACGATGCCCAGCAGGCGCCAGCCTGCAGCGGCGGTGACCTGCGAGTTGGCGCCGCCCCGCGCAATCGTCTGCTGCGACTTCAGCAGCGTGCCGTTGCCCGCGGTCGCGACGTGATCGAAGTTGTTCCCGACGTGCGTGGTCACGAGGACGGTGGAGCCGGACGCATCGTCCATGACGATGTACTGCTGATCCGGGTCGTCCATCACGAGCACCGTCGTCCCAGTGGCGGTCTTGTACGACTGCGCGACCCCGAGAATCTGCGTGCTGCCGGCGGTGGCGACGGTCACCTTGCCGGCGCTGTTGAACATGACGCTGTCGTTCGGATAGATCGCGGTGATCGCACTCGCCACGTACTGGCGAATCGATCGCACGCGGCCCCAGGGCTCGAAGCCCTTCGGCTCGTTCTTGTTAGCCATGTCGGCTCCCTACGCGCGTCCTCTAGTCGATGTCTCGAATCGAGCGCGACTCGAGGATGCTGTGCTTGCTGAGTTTGACGCCACTCCGAGCGGCCGCAGCCTCCAACACCTCGCGGTTCTGCGAGAGTTTGGTTTGCGCATCGGTGCGCTTGCGACGCTCGGCGGCGCGATAGTCGAAGAAGCGGCGAGGAATGGTCGCGAGAAACGCGTCCTCTCCCCACCAGACTTTGTTCTCGGCGGACACGCTGACCCCCGGGGGGCAGTCGCCGCGGTCGATCGCCTCACGATCCTTGGCGTCGGGCGAGTACGCCGTGTACTGGCGCATCCCGGCCTTCTTCACGTGCGGCAGAGACATCCATCTCCACGTGAGCCCTCGCGACTCGAGCTTGCGCAAGATGTACTGGGGCGGCACCGGCACGCCGTCGTGCACGAGGGGCCCCTCGAAATCAAAGTCTGTCCCCATCTCGAGCCCCGGGGTCTGCGTCTCCGCCAGCGTGGCGGGCGGCGGCACCGGGGCGAGGGGCGTTTCAACTACGTTGTTCTCTTGCGCCGCGATGGGCGCATCGACTGTCGCAATCACGTCCGGCTTCTCAGCGGGCTTGGCGGGCGTGCGCTGTGTGCTAAGCATCAGTCAACCCGCACGTCTTTCTTCTCGCGCCGCGCCTTGCGAGCGGCGCGGAACTTCTTCTCGTCCAACCCCATCTCGCGCATGATCTTCTTCTCTTGCGACGAGAGTGGCTTGTCGCTCGCGTCCTCTTCGTGACGGATCGGGCGCTTCGTCCCGCGCTCCACGTTCTGATCGACCGAGTCCCGCTCCACGCCGGGATCGCTCTCGGCGCGGCGCTTGCTCTTCGCTACAATCCCGAGCTCGCTGGCCGCCATCATCGCGGCGAGTTTGTGCCCATCCCCACGCGAGGTGTAGAACGGCTCACTGTTGTAGATCTCGACGGCGCGTTTCTGTAACGCGCTGCGCCCGTCGAACACCTCCGGCAGCTCGCTCTTCAGCCAGTCATGCGCCGACGTGGCGCTGATCTGATACTGCTGCGACTGCAAGATGGCGTCGGCGGTCTGCCGCTTGAGCCCGTCAAGCTCCTGCATCCGGCGTGTCTCGCGCAGCGCCTCCATCTCGAGGTACGCCGCGCCCGGGTCGATACGCGCCAGATCCCTCCAGCGATTGAGGTCGAATTGCTGCCCCTGCGACGGCGCGGGGCGCGGCGCGTACTGCGGGGGGCGCGGGGCGAGCGGCGGCGCGGCTTGGAGCTCGCGCTCCAGCGCGTCGGCGCGATCGGCGCGCTCCCGCAGACGCTTGATCTCCGGATCTTCGTCGAGACGCGCCTTGTAGCGCGGTTCGAAGTCGTCGGGCTTCGCCTCTGGGGGCGGGGGCGACTCGGCGCGAGTGATGCTGACGACTTTGTTGTCGTCGACGGGCACAGGGGTTGCCATAGTGCTCTCGTGGGCCTCCTACGTGGGTGAAATCGCTCCGGACGATGGGTAGAATCTACCTACGGCTGCGCGCGAAACTCCTTGCGACACTCGTCGAGCAGGACGAAGACGTGCTCAAGCCCGAGCATGCGCCCGCGATACTCCGCGTGTTCGTCGCCGAGTGCGACGGCGGCGCGCCGCTGATAGTCAGCTTGGCAGCGCTGCAGACGCGAGAGCACTTGCGCCCACCCGATCTCGTTCGCTGCGAAATCGCCGAGCAGGCTCATCGCGCGAATACCGGCTGTCGCCCGATCCCGGGCGGGGGCGCGGCTGCGGCGCTGGGCAACGGGGACGGTGGGACAGGCGGGCCGGACGAGCCGGCTGGCGGCGCACCGATCTGCGGCGCCTGCGGCGCTTGCAGCATCATCATCTGCTGCTGAATCATCTGCTGCATCATCTCGACTTGCGCCTGCTGTTGACGACGCTGCAACTGCTCTGTGAGCGCGGCGAGTGTCTCCGGTGCGAAGCCGACGACGTCGGGCCCTTGCAGCAAGGCCGCGATCGCCTGCATCACGCCCTGATGATCCTCTCCGGGTGACGGCGTGAGGCGCTCCCCGGCGATCGTGCGGTTGACGATCTCGTCGACGTTGAGCAGCGATTGCGGGGGCGGGATCTTGATAATGCGCTCGAGTCGTGGGACGTCGAAGACGTCGAGCAGGTGTCGGTACCATTCGGCCACGCCCGGCGGGGCGGTGATGCCAAGCGTGAGCAAGAACTGCAGCGCCTGCGGGTTCATCACGCCCTGCGCGAGAAATGTCAGGACTTGACGCTCGATCTCGCGATCCGTCGACAAGCTGTTCCCGGTGAAGCGCATATCCATCTGCCCGCGCAGATCTTCGCGCGAGACGAGCATGTCGCCATCCTCGGGGTAGCGCCCTAAGACACGCACTTCCTTCGCGGGTGGCATGTACTGCGCATAGAGCCCGAGGATCTGCTGCAGCAGGCGCTTGAAGGCGTCTTGATCGCGACGGATGATGATGTCGAAGCCGGTCGCTTGCTGCGCCGAGAGCGCCTTCACCCCGCTCGCCGTGCGCGCCGCCCCTTGATCCTCGCCGATGCGTCCGAGCGTCAAATCGCTCACCTTCGTGCGACGCTCGGCGATCCCGACGAGCGAGGCCTCTTCCTGGAAGCCCCACGCCGTGTAGTTGGCCGGGGCGTGCATCTTGACGCGGTTGACGTCGTCGACCGGCATCAAGAAGCCAGGCTCAATCGGCATCTTCTCCGGGTTGAAGCCAGCGGCCGGAACGTACCACCCCCACGGCGTGTTCGAGATCGTCCCCGCGTCGACGCGCTGGTTGTGAATGATGTTCAACTCGGCCTGGATGCCTTCGAGAATCTGCGGAATGCCAATCGCCCAGAACGCATTCCCGACTGGGGCGTGATAGAACGCGACAAACGGGCGCATCCCGTGGCGATACACCTCTTCGAGGCGCACCACACGTAGCACGAGATCCGGCTGCTCGCGAACGATCGTGACGATGACGCTCTCGTCCTCACCATCGTCGTTGATATCGTACTCCCCGTACCAGTCGAGCAACTCGAGGCGCTCGGGGTCGCCCTGCCGGAAGGTCGACGCTGTCCCGGTGATGTCGTCGCGACGCTCTTTGATGTCGAGCGTGTTGTCGTCGCTCGGCATGCGTTCGGTCGTGGCGAGACGCTCGATCGTCTCGAGCTCGTCTTTCGACGCTTGATACGTCCCGCGGGCGACGGCGCGCTTGATCTCCTTCGGCGTCATCCAGTAGCGATGGAGGACGTGATCCGCCTCTTGCAGATCGTAGGTCGCGTCGCTGTTGACGACGACGTCTTCCGGATCGAGCAGCGTGACACGCGGGGCGTCGCGCACGACCTCTTCGCGCTCCGTCGTGACGATGATCTTCCCGCGTTCCTGCCGCACCTCGAGCTCGATCTCGCGATCGTCGAGCAGCTTCTGGACCTTCGGATCGAGTGGGCCGGAGACACGCTGTACCGCTTCGAGGAACTTCTGATCTCCCTTGACGACGGCCTGGATGACGTCCTGCGCGATCATGTCGCCCGGGAACTCGTGCACCGAGACGAGGCGCCGCGTCTTCAACTCCCACGTCGTCTTGACGAACTGCACCCCGTTGATGTCTTTCCCGAGAATGATGCGATCGAGTGTCGGGAAAAGATCGATCTCCTCCCGCACCGCCCAGTCGAGAAAGCGCTCCCGCTTGCGGGCGAGCATCTCGTCGCTCGGCTCTTGGGCGGCGAAGGAGCAGATCGGGTCGGGCTGACACAGCGCGGCCATCTCGCGCGGGTGAATGGCGTCGACGTGCGTCGCCGTCAGTGGCACCCAGAGATTCGACGCCCCGGGCCAGGGCGTGTTTTTGCTCTCCATGCGCCCCTGGTAGGCGTGAATCCAGCGCGTCAGATCCGTCAGCCACACCTCGCGATCGACGTTGTCGTCGATCCACGCGTCGGCAATCTGCTGCCCGAGCGCCTTCTTGTCGGCGTCGTCCAGTTTGACGAGGCGCGGCATCCGCTAGCGACTGAGGTAGGGGTTGCGACGCGCGGGCTGCGCCTGCGGGGAGGTGCCAAATCCCCCGGGCGGAATGCGCTGCAGCATCGACGGGCCAATCCCGCCGCCCATGCCCATCTGCATCCCCCCGCCCGGCGGGCCTGACATCGGCGACGGGAAGCCACGCGGGCCGAGGAGCGCCTGAGCGAGCAACGGGTTGAACGGGGCGGGCTGGGCGAAGGGCCCCGGCTGCGCGGCACCGGGGAACGCCGGCATGGCGTTCGGCGGACCCTGCACCGGACGCGGCGTCGGCGCCCCGCCCATCGTCGCAGGCGCAGTCTGGAAGGGGTTCTGCTGAGGCGGGCGAAACGCCTGAAGCGTCGACGGGTGCAGCGGGAGTGACAAAGATGGCATCGAGTGTCCTCTTAGCGCGCCACGCGGCGACGCGTCGAACGATCGTCGCGCTCGAGCCCGCGGAAGGCCGGCACGGAGCGCATGGCCGGAATACGGCCGGCCGTCGTGAGCGAGTGGACGACGATGTACCGCAACGCGTCCATCAAGGGGTCGTAGACGTCGGTCTTCTCTGGCTCGTCTTCCTTCTTCGGGTTGTAGCGATACCCCCCGCTGAGCGCTTCGATGACGACCGGGTTGGCGGGATCGATCAACATGCCCGGCACCCCGTCGTCGCGCACGTCGAGCAGGTTGCGCATCGTCGTGAACCCGCGCTCCGTCGCAGTGAAGCGGACGTGCGGGCTCATCCCGTACTCCGCGAGAATCTCAGCGCTCGACTTCGAGTTGGTGTCTTTGTGCGCGTTCGCATCGTGCCCACAGTAGTAGTCGAAGGACGCCAGCGGAAACCAGTGATCGTTGCGCTGTTTTATGCCTTCAGCGAGCTTGTAGACGTCAAGGTTCCGTGGCGCCCACGACCGCAACACCTGCAGGCGCTCGGCGACGGGGTCAATCTGCGCCCACACCACCCCGGGCGCGTTCGTCCCGAGATCGATGCCGACCCTGACCAGCCAGCGGCGCACCCAGGAGAGCGGGCGCACGTGCGTCTTCACATCGAACGTCGTGAAGATCGGGGCGCCCTCGCCAATCCCGCCCCACTCGCCCTGCAGGTAGCGGCGAATGTGATCTGGGGGGTAGCGCTTGTGCAGCGTCTCGACGTACCCGGGCGGGAGGTGGTCGACGTTCTCGAGCGTGTTCGTGCGCACGACGGGGTAGCCTTTCATCCCCGTCCACCCGTAGGGCGAGCGCGGGGCGGCTTCCTTGCCGTACCACTGATACAGCCAGTGCGAGAACTCCGTCGGGTTGCTTACCATAAACCCGACGCACGGCATGCCGACCTGTCGCAATCGCCCCTGGAGCATCAACACGCTCCCAGGTTCTGCGCGATCGTGATCAACCTCGCTCGCCTCGTCGATCCCGAAGAACCCGAGCGTGAGCGATTTGTACTTGCGCTCGGCTTCCTGCAGCGGGCGAAACAACGTCCTGGACCCGTTTGCCCAGTTGTAGTCGTTCGTCCCAGGCTTGTACTGCCCCAACCCCGCCCAGCCGGCGCGCGACTCTTCCGGGAGGCGCTCGCGAATGTGTGTCTCGAGCGCCCCGAGCTGCGAGAAGAACTCGCTCTGCGTCGTGTCCCGAAGGTCGGTGAATTCCTCACGCCCCACGAGCCCGACAATCCCAGGATACGAGAGCGACAGCCCAATCGCGGCGCGACACAACACCGCGCTCTTCCCACTCCCGAACG